CTGTTTCAACAGACCGCAGAGCAACTTCAACAGCGTCTTGGTGATCGTTACGATGCATCCAAGAATTACCCGCAATATGACGGGATTATGAACATCCCGGCTGATCAAGCCTATGCGCTTGCTCAGTATCTGATGAATGGGCAACCGATTGGTGAACGGCAGGAGATTCCGATTCGGATCTCAGGCTGGAAGAAGCAATCGCAAGCAGGCAAACCGTATCTGAGTTTGAGCTTCAAGCCTGATTCGCGTGTGCAGCAGGCAGCCCCCGCTCCGGTGGCACCGCCTGCACCCGCACTCGCAATGGCAGCTCCGCCCCCGGTTGTACAACAAGCTGCACAACAGGTTGCGACTGCATTTAACGGTGCAGTATCAACCATCGAGGACGAACTGCCGTTTTGATCAACCTGGGGCGGCTCCGGCCGCCCCTTACTTCGCAAAATTATGGAATTTACCTTCAACAGCAAATCTCTAGAGCGTCAAGTTGCGCTACATGAAATCCACGAGCTATTAGTTGCTGATGCGCGCAAGCTGCATGCAGAACTAGTGATCGCCGTCCAAGCAATGGACGATAAGGTCAACGAAGCGCAGACGATGGCGCAAGCATCAGGAATTCCAGCCGATAAGGACTGGATTCATCGCGTCAAGAAAAAGCGTCGCATCTGCGTTGCATTTGCCACGCAGGTGAAGCAGGTGATGGAGTCTTCGACGTCCACGCCGCAGCAACCGACCAGCTTTGTGACCGTTTATCAGCAACGGCTGGATGAGCTTCTGCTTGAAGAGCTTGGTCAGACCATCCTTGATGAGATCAAGGCTGAAGCCAGGGATCTGGCCCTTGCAGATCTTCAAGTGCCAGCTCAAGGCGCATGATTTCCCAGACCGCTTGCTGTAGCAGGTCTTGGTACATCACACAAGAGCGGTAGAGGCTAGCCTCGCGCTCCGTCATCGAACGAGCAGCGAGCTCATGCTGCAGCTCCTGCTCGGGCGAAATGTTACTTCTAATCCATTCCATTTTTCATCATGCACTGGGTCGAGGAAGATGCTGGCAAGACACAGCATGGAGAAGGGATCAGCAGAGCGCCAGCAGGTGCCAAAACAAAATTGTTCAATTTAATCGTAAAGCAATCAGGCGCAAGGCCAATGAAATTCAGCATTCCCGCAGAATCGGCTGCAAAGGCGAAACAATATGCTGCTGCGCGTTGGCCGATGGCTGAGGTGGAGGTGGTGAAATAGTGGAGGGCTACTGCACGCACACATTTCGCAAAATTATATCGACTCACAATTGGAAGAACAATTCAAGTATTCGCACGTATTGGCTGAAATGCAAGTGCTGCCAATACAAGTGGACGGTCCATTACGACCGCGAGCTTCAGCGCGAGGTCATTGTCGACAAGGATTCGGCAAATAAACCATTGGGTGCCAAAAAGCTCACCCCAGAAGACGTAAAGCTGATTCTTACTGATTCGCGGTCAGGCGCTGAACTGGCCAAGGAGCTTGGTGTTACGCATCAATCTGTAAATCAAGTTCGTGTTGGCATGACATATCGCCAATTGTGGCCAGAATTGAAGCGGCATGTTCCAGTACCGCGTTCTCGCAGTCGCCCTGCATCGGCGACGGATGAAGCATCTGCCATGAATTGCCGCAATTGCGCGCATTGGTGGCAGGGGCATTGCGATTTAGACGTGCCAGAAGCTGGTGGTGCTTTTGCCACCGAATGCTCTTATTTCAATGCTGATGATTGATGGCCATTACCAAAAACTGTCGCCCCTGCCTGCGCTGTGGTACTGCGACTACAGGTCCTGTTTACTGCGATCGGTGTTACCGAGCGACGCCAGCAGGTCGTGCCGAAATCGCCATGAAGAATAAATACAGGCGGGTGCTCAATGGCGGTCCATGTGCGGCATGCTTGCACTGGATCGGTCGCTGCGGTCTCGGCCTGCCAGAGGGCGGGTCAGAATATGCCCGTGACTGCTCTGTACTGTTACTTCAAAACGAATTATGCGAAGCCACCCCTTCCTGAACCCTATTGAGGCGGCCATTATCCGTTGGATTGTCCGCTCGCCTCGGATTGGTGCAATCATCGTCAAGCAACACGGCTCGCCTGTCACCTGGACGATCTCTGATCCTTCTGACTCTTGGGCGGTCGAGGTGGAAGATGAAGACTTCCCCGAGCCTGCGTCGATGCAGCTTGAGCGCCTTTACCATGCACCTGACGCCCAGCGTTAGGACTGCATGTACCTGCCAAGTGCAGGGGTGGGGTCTTTTGGCGTCCACCCCGTGACCTGGGGTGTCGACACGTATTTCAAACCTTGGTTTTTCGATGGAAGAATCGTTTATTGGGGCGACCCGTCCCCTGACCGCCGAGATGCTTTGCGACGAGCTGAAGCCATGGCAAATCGAGAACGGCAAAACTAATTTCATGGATTATCTGTACGACTTGTACGACCGAGGCAATGCCGAACTTGGCCTGCGCGGCACCTACACCGGCCTGTGGGAGCGGTTCAAAAACGATACCGCTGAGATCATGCGCGCCGGCTACATTTTAACTGGTACTCTTTAATGCAAAAAATCATTGGCCTTTACAGCCCGGCGCCGCAGTCGGGCAAATCAACCGTTGCGCTTGAACTTGAACAGCGCGGCTACGTGATTGTGCCATTCGCTGAGACTCTCAAGCTGATGCTGATTCCCATGCTGGAATCGCTTGGCTACGACAAGCATGGTGCGAATTATCTTGTTCACCAAGCCAAGCAGGTCGTTGTCGGTGACGCTGGCGTCAGCGTGCGGCACATGCTGCAAACGCTCGGTACCGAGTGGGGTCGGCAGTGCATTCACCCTGAAATTTGGGTGCGCTGCTGGAAAGGTCGCGCTCAGCGGTATCACGCCGTAGTTGCTGATGACGTGCGCTTCCCTAATGAAGCCGCAATGGTCAAACTGCTCGGCGGTGAAATGTGGCACATTGAACGCCCTGGCGTAGAGCGCGAACATGGCCACGCAAGCGAGGGCAGTCTTGATGGCTACGACGGCTTTGATCGCTTTATCACAAATGATGGGACAATTGATGACTTGATCTCTAAACTCCGGGAAATTCCCGTGTAGGAATGGCAAGTCTGCGCTACCACGCTGGTCGGATGGTGCTTTACGAAGCTCCACCCGGCTGGCGGGTTCGCATTAAGACCAAGAAGGGAAAGCTTGACTTGCCGCTTGAGTCGACTGTTCTCGATAATGCTGTACCAGAGGCTGAGCAGCTTTACGCCGATGCTCGTGCGATCGACGACAGCCACCCGTATTGTCAGCAGTGCATCCACTGGAAGGCAGTTGCGGCAAAATGTGATTTAGGGTTTCCAGAAGGGAGAGCATCCGGTGGCCGATTCGCACGAGACTGCAGTGCCTACAGGGGCAATTGACTGCGGCGACGGCTTTTACATTGAAATCGGCGAGGAGCCCGGCATTGGCGAGGTGCGTTATGCAGCTTGCATGCCCGGTGGCGCTATCTGTCGCTATGCCAATGATTTATGGCAGGCGCAAATTTATATTGAACAGATGCGATGCCAGTGATCCATTCATAGACCTGCTGGGCTCGATGCCAATCCCAGTGATGCTGCATTGTCCACCACGTCCACAGTGACATGTGACCTTTGGAAGCATTGCAAGAAAGACAGGCGGGTACGCAGTTTTCAGGAACCGTGAGCCCGCCTCTCGCTTTTGGCTTGACGTGATCAATTGTAGTGGCATGACGACCGCAATAAGCGCAACGATCGTGCCATGCGTTAAAGATTGAAGCCCGAAATCGTTGTTTTGTAACCTTTTTGCTAACCAGTTCGACGCCATCGATCTGGTGCATCATGGGGCGAGTCCGGGCTCTGCTACAGGGTAGCTAGACCGGCTGCTCCCAGCTTGGCATCACGCGAGCCTGATTGTTGTAGTGTCCGACTTTTCCGTAGTCAATATCAGGGACTCCAGCAGTTATAACGAAAACCATCTGACCAATTTTTAGGCCAGGGTATAGCGGAAGAGAGTGCAAGCGGCGAGCATTAGTTAGCTCTAAAGTCAGCTTACTTCCGGCCCATAGGGGATCAGCGAAGCCAGCATGGCTGTGTTCATAGCCTTCACGCGCACGACTAGATTTAAGACAAAACATTCCGCATACGTTATTAGGCATGTTGAATGTTTCGCGAGTTTCCGCTAACACGAACTCGCCCGGCGCCAACCAGTAAGGATTCTCAGCGCTGCAGTGAGCAATCGATTGAAGTTGCAGCTCTGGCGTGTGCTCCACTTCCACCATGATGTTGTCGCCAAGCCTGAGGTCAAGCGATGCGGGGTTCAGCAGTTCAGGCTCGAACGGCTCGATCATCCGCTTCTCTTTGATGAGGCGCAGGATTTCAGTGTCGTGGAGGATCATGCAGGATCAGTAGGGCCAAGTCAGCCTAGGACGTCCTGCGCGAATTCCTGTGTGAATAAATTTTTTAGGCGCGCCAAGACCGGTGCTATAGGGCCATTCACGCACGCACCATTCTTGCAATTTGTAAATATCTACTCCTTCTAGGTACCAGTCGACCGCACCAACACCAGGCGCATTGAACAGGTGCTCGCTGCCAGAGGCACCGCCAACCGATTTATTGATTGCAGGCGGCCTGAAACCTGAAGTGATGATCACTGGCTTCCCGCCGAACGCCGAACGAGCGCGCTCAAGGAAAGCCGCCAACTCTGCCGCTGTATCGACTTGATGCTGAGCAGTAAATCGACGGGCTTCTTGATCAAGTGCGAACTCTCCCAGTCGAATGTGCGGCGTCAGTCGCGCGCTAAATGGCGATTTCGGCGTCAATTTAGCGGGGTCTTGCTGAATCTCAGGTTGTTTCGGCAGGCTTTCACGCCATAGCGCTCCTTCGGCACGCCGACGACGCAGCAAACCAGCCTCAACATTTGTATTTGGATTTCGATAAAGCTCAAGCGCAGCCGGCACTGCATTCCAATCGCGTTCGCGCAGGCGCTTGCTGATGGTTTCGAAACCAGCAGTGTCGTAGAAGCCGCTGCCTAAATTGTAAGAAAACGAAATAAGGGCAGACTGCTGCCCGTCCGTCATTTCCGACCAAAACGGCACCGCCTTACCAAGCCTTTCAGCGATCTGATCGACCTCAGTCCGCATGAACATATCGGCTTCGATCACGGTGATCTTGTCGCCGCGTTGAACGCTCCGTCCGCCGGGATAGCGAGTTGTGCCG